GGCGTCTATGAAGATTCGCTACGCGAGCATCTCCTCGCGGAGGCTGGTGCCCGGGGGCTGGATCTGGGACCTGGCTATCACTCGAAGCCAGATCTTGTTGCCGCTCTCGTGGCTGATGATGAGGCCAAGGCCGCTGGTGAGCCGGCCAGCAATGCGCCTGTAGAGCCCGGCGCTGACCTGGGCGCGGCGGCGGAGTTCATCCCGCCCGACCAGCCGGCGCACCGCCAGGACGCCAACCAGCCGTCGGCGCCGGTCGTAGCCGGCGACGTGGTGGTGGTGGCGCGCACTCACCTGCAGCGCATGTCGCGCGGTGAAGTGGTCGAGGTGGGCGGGGTGAGGCTCGCGGCCGATCCTGCCGACTTCCCGCCGTACTGGAAGCTCGCCTGAAATGATGCGAAAGCGCAAGCTGACGCCGCCTGCCAAGAAGTCAGCCATGCTGGCCCGCGCGCGCGGCGTAGATTCCCAGAGCCCCGCGGCCGGCGCAACGCCGGATGCGGCGGGGCACCCGCCGGAGGATCGTGCAAGATCGCTTCCGGCAAGCCCCTCGGCCTCGGCCGATCCACCGCCGGCCAAAGCCGGGGGGCCTACTGTTCCGCCTGAAACGCCGGTCCATGAGATGTTCACCGAGCCTGACGCGCTCCTAACGCCCGAGGCGTGGGGCAAGCTGGCGCGGGCCTGGATGGACAATCCGGTAACCAAGGAAGCGTACCGGCTTGCCGTGAGCGAGTCGGCGCGTGCCTGGGAGAACAGCAAGCCAGAGGAGCGCGATCTGCGCGAGCAGGCGTACTACACGGTCCGCGCGCTGCGCCGGATCGAGTACCACGTCGGCCGGATCGCCCAGGCGAGCAAGATCAGCGATCTACAGGCTGAACGCATCAAGGCATTCGCAAGATGACGGTCAAAGAGGGGCAGTCCAACGGAGCGACCAAGCCGTCCTCTTTGTCCATGGATGAGGCCATTTCCAGGCTGAGCAAGGGCCGAGGGAGTACCGCCGCAGCCGAACCGCAAGGCGACGCCAAGCGCGCGGGACCAACCCCCGAGCCGACAGCCGAAGATGTCCTCGACCCCGACGTGACCAACCCCAACGGGGAGTCGGACGCGGGCGGGTCTGATGGTGAAGCCGCTCACGAGCCAGCTGACGAAGGCGCGGACGAGACCATCGATTACTCCAAAGACCCGTTGGTCGCAATGACGGTCGACGGCGAGGAGATCGAGGTTCCCCTGTCCGAGTTGATCGCCAGCTACAGCAAGGGCGCGGACTACACCAACAAGACCAAGGCGCTCGCCGAGCAGCGGCGGGCGGTCGATCAGAAAGCCAAGGATCTCGACGCCCAGCTGGCCGAGACGACGGCCGAGCGGGCGCAGTTGCAGCAGACGCGGCAGAGCTACGCCGCGAGCCTTGATCATCTCCAGTCGACGTTCGACCAAGCCGACTCCGAGTGGGCCAAGGTCGATTGGGATGCGCTCGAGGAGGAAGACCCGATCAAGGCGGCATCGCTGTACCGCAAGCATCAACAGCACCTCGAGAACAAGCGGGCTGTCGAGGCAGAGCGCCAGCGGGTCGCCGAGGAGAGCGCGCAGGAAGCCCGGCGCCAGCACGCCGAGAGCGTGAAGACGCTGCGGACGAAGATCCAGGAGGCGTTGCCGGAGTGGTCGGACGAGAAAATCCGCACCACCGACTGGGCCGGCATGCAAAAGACGGCCCATAAACTCGGCTTTACCGACGTCGAGATCAACGGCACGACCGACCCGCGTGTCTTCCTTATGCTGCACAAGGCTTGGAAGTTCGACCGCGCCGAGGCTACTCGGAAAAGCGCCACGAGCCCGGCGCCGAACCGTGTCCCCGGCCGCGAAGGCGGTAAGGCAGCAACAGCCCCCGCCCCCGTGGTACAGCCGCAAGGCGCCCGTCCTGTCATCAGGGCGGGGAACCAAGGCAGTGGCGTCAGCTTCCGCGACGCTTTGGAGAAGTTCCAGCAGGTGACCCGCAAAGGTGGCGGCAATCCGCTGGACGCAGGGGCAGCCCTGCTCAGAGCGCATCGCGACCAGCTGACGAAGTCCGCACGCCGATAGGGGTTCGCCCGCCCCCGTAATTGGGGGCCTCTATGGCACAACCAGCAAACGTCTTCCTGACGACGGGAGCCTCTGCCGTCGTCACCATGCGCGAGTTCCTGCGGGACGTGCTCAGCATGATCTCGCCCGAGGAAACGCCGTTCTTCGAGTGGTGCGACAGCGGCGACACCCGCAACACCACCTCGCACGAATGGCCGACCATCGCGCTCCGCCCGCCGGCCAAGAACGCGCAGGAGGAAGGTCGCATCATCACCGCGACCGCGCCCAAGCGGGCCGTGCGGCACATCAACGCCTGCCAGATCTCGGACGAGGTCGCGATGCTGTCCGAGTCGACCCTCGCAGTCGACGCGGCCGGCGGCGAGAACACGATGGAGAAGCAACTCCTGCTCAAGGGCATCGAGTTGCGGCGCGACGTGGAGAAGGGCACGCTCTTGGCCAATCAGGTGCGCAAGGCCACCGATCCGCGCGAGTGCGCCGGCATCGTGACCTGGGCGGGTTCCGCGATCGTCGGCGCCGGCGGCACCGAGCCAACCGGCGACGGCACGACCGCCTACATCGCCGGAACCGCGTATACGCTCGACAAGGACACGATCAACGACCTCCTCCAGGAGATGTGGGAGAAGGGCGCGCGTCCCTCGCTGGCGCAGACGAGCCCCCGCGGCAAGCGTGCATTCGACGACATCCCCGCCGGCGGCGACAACCTCGCCGAGAACCAGTGGGTGCTGAAGGACAACGAGGACATCCGCGTGGTGGTCTCGGCGTCCGTCTACAAGTCGAGCTTCGGCACGCTGATGGTCGTGCTCAACCAGTGGCTCGGGACCAAGGAGTTCCTGGTGCTGGACGAACGGCCGCAGTTCCGGCCGAAGGTCTGCACCCTGCCGGGCCTGAACTTCGCCGAGACCACGCCGCTCATCAACGTGGCCGGCGAGGCGAAGCGCATCGTGTTCGAGGGCACGCTTGAGGTGCCGAACCCGGACTCCGTGGGCCTGATCGCCGGCTTCGACATCGACCTGGCGTCGTAGGCGAACCCGAGGAGGAAGCGCGAACGAGGGGGAGGAGTGTGGTGGAAACCGCGCTTCTCCCCTTCGCCGCATGAACGCAAGGGGCTCCATGAGCGAACAGGGATTCACGATCTCAAGCAGCCTCCCCGGCGTGACGAACAAGGTGCGCCTGGAGGATCTGGGACTCGGCCGCTTCAAGATTGATGTTCAGACTACAACCGCGATCTCGCAGAGCTTCCTGGACGCTCGGGCAGCCGAGCGCGCCCATGCTCGCGATATGAACGGCGGCCGGGCGCCGCGCGGCGATAGTCATGGGGCCTGGACCAAGATTGCTGAAATCCCCCTCAACCTACTGATGACCAAGATCCCGCCCGACTCGTGGGAGGATCAGGCCGCGCTGCGCAAGCTGATCAATGATCCCGATTTTGCGCATTTCCGCTCGGATGTGGAAAAGCGGACGTTCTGACCATGATGGACCGGCGCGGGATCAAGATGGGCGGTGACCGCGGCGTGCCGCGCACGCAGGAATGGCCCGCCTACGATCAGGCAGTCGGCAACGACGTGGTGCCGCATCCCGTGCCGATCACCATGCACTCCAGCCCCGGCCGGCAGCTGACATCTGGCCCAAGCCGCGGCGGCCTGCCGCCAGGGCTTGAGCAGTACATCGCGGGGATGTCGGCGTTCGAGATCGAGGCGCTTGCGCTTCAGCTGCTCCAGCGCGCGGCCGCGATGGGCAGGTTCTGAGCCATGGCGATCGCCAGCTACGAAGCGCTGCAGGCCGAGATCTCCCGGCAGGCCGGCGGCTCGAGCGATAGCGAGTTCGCGGAGGGCATCCGCACGGCGATCGACATGGTCGAGACCGAGTTGAACACCCGGCTGCGCGTTCCTGAGATGATGGTGCGGTCGCGCGAGGAGGTGAACGAGCGCTGGGAAGCTCTGCCGGTGGGATTTCTGGAACTCCGGGCGGGCTGGTTCATCGAGGGCTTCGATCCTGCTCTGACTGAAGCTGACGATCAGATCGAGTCCGGGACCGACATCCCCCTGCGGCCGGCAACGCCCGAGCGCATCGCGCACTACTCGCGCTATCGGGGCAACCCCAAAGCCATCTGCGTGGTGGGCGGCCAGTACCGGATCGAGCCGCGCACCGAGGGCGAGCGATACTTCGTGCGCCTCTGGTACTACCAGGCGGTCCCGGCGGTATCAGCCGCCTCGCCGGATCTGACGATCCTGACCCGCTACCCGAACCTCTACGTCTACGGCGCGCTCACGCACCTGGAATCCTGGCTGCACGGTGATACGCGCATGGCCTCGTGGCAGGCGCGCTTCGTCGCCGAGATCGAGATGGCCAACCAAGCGGCGCAGCGCACCGCGCGCATGCGCTCGTATGCGGCATAGGCGATGAAGTTCCTGGCCGCGCCGTATCTTCCTGATCAGCCGGACATTGGGAACCGGGGGCTGACGATCGCGCAGAACGTGATCCCTGGCGATGGCTACTACGTGTCTTTCCCTTCAGCGACCACGCTGGGCCTGACGACCATGATGGGGCAGGCCGAGGGCCTGGCGGTCGCGCAGCGTCCTACGGGCGAGCCGGTCCAGATCGCGGCGTCGGGCGGCTCCATCTACCGCGTGGCGGGCCTGAGCACCGGGGCGATCAACGTCTCGCGCGATGCCGACTACGACACGCCCTACACGGTGCTGCCGCACGATCGCTGGCGCTTCGTCCAGTACGGCCCGCTTCACCTCGCGGCGCAGATCTCCGAGCCTCTCCAGAGCTTCGATCTGCGCAACTTCACGAGCGGCTACCGCGATGTCGCGAACGCGCCCAAGGCGCGATTCATCGCGCGCATCCGCGACTTTGTCGTTCTGGGCTATGTCGAGGAAGCGCCGGACGGGCTGGTTCCGTACCGTCTCAGGTGGCACGGCTTCAACGCGACGACCGGCCTCCCCGACATCACCGAATGGACGATCAGCCTGGAGACCCGTTCGGATTTCCAGGATGTCTCGGACCTCGGCAAGCTGACCGGCCTGACCGGCGGCGAGTTCGGGATCGCCCTGTTCGAGAAGGGCGTGGTCCGGGTCGACTACGGCGGCCAGTTCCTGTTCGAGCCGCGCGTGGTCGACGACAACATTGGGTGCGGCGTGCCTGGCAGCGTCGTGCAGTACGGCGCCAGCACCTACTTCTGGTCGGCCGAGGGCATCTTCAGGACGAATGGCGGCCCGTCCGAGCCGGTCGGGCACGAGCGCGTCAATCGCTACCTCAAGAGCATCTTCGACGTCGGGCGCGCCGATGATGTCTGGGCCTTCCCCGATTACGGCTTCGGTCTGGTGGTCTGGCTGGTGCCCATTGTCGGCGGCGCGCGGCTGCTGACGTATCGACCCTCCGTCGATCGCTTCTCCACCATCGAAGTCGACATGGATAGCATCGGCCCGACGGTCAGCTTCGGGCTCGATCTCGACGATGTTCTCGAGTTCCCCAACCTGGACACCGACCCGCGCAACCTCGACGACCCCGCGTTGTGGACCGGGGGATTGCTGCGCTTGGGCGGGCAGATCGAGAACGCCGCGCGCACGCTCCAGGAGAACGAGCACTGGACGGCCACGCCAGATGTCAGCGATGTCGGCACGGATTGGGAATACTTCGTCGAGTCCGAGTTCATCGGCGTCGACACCATCGAGCCCGGCAGCATCGATCTGTCCCCGGACGCGGAAGTCTCGCTGCGGGCGCACTTCCCGGTGGGCGACACGCACGGCTTCAGCGACATCTGCGAGCAGCTGGCGGCGCTTCCGGTCGATCAGCGCGAGTCCGTCACGCTGCGCTACAAGGTCTATCTGGACCCGGATGTAGACTATCTTGCGGTGGTCGATCTCGGCGGCTCGTCGACGATCTCGTATCTGACTTTCCCCGGCTTGGTCGGGGGCGAGTTGTGGCCCGGGCCGAACGGGCACGCCTACCCCGCGGGCGGCGAGCCGGTTGACGACGGCTGGTCGGCGCGCATCCGCGTCGCCGGCAGCGGCGCGATCGGGCCCTACCTGTATGTGCAGAACAAGCCCGGCGCCTTCGGCTGGCACCGGCTCGACGGCGGCCACCCGCTGCGGATCAACGATCTGCGCGGCTCGTGGTCGACCTGGGAGCAGACGTGCACGATGAACACGCCGGGCCAAGCCGACGGCCGCTGTGTCCT